CCCCCCGCCGATACACGGCCAGTTCACGGGCCATATCGGCTACGACATTGAGGTTTTTCAAATCATCGGCGCTTTCATTGCACCACAAGACATCCTCAACTGCGCCAGTCTTTTCGTTGTAGATGATGGAGTATTTACTGTCCCGAATGTCAATCCTCATGGCTGCTCACCTCCCAGAGCTTTTCGTCGTGTAGCCGTTCGTTCCACCGCCGATGCTTTGCGGACATCGTCCTGCCGACCTCGGCGGGGTCATTCAGTGCGGCGGGCAAAATACTGATGCACAATTCCACATCCGCGATTTCCTCTTGCAGATTGGCAACACAATCCGCGCGGGATTTCGGCGTGGGGTTCTCGTTGCGTATCTTGCGGGCCATCTTGAGCGCGGCCTGCGCCAGTTCAGCCGATTCCTCAGCGAGTTGTTCCAGCAGTGCCGCCGTGCCGATCATCTCCAAAACGTCATCGGGCATCGTCTGTACCTCCCACAATGTCAGCTAGATTGATAATCTCGCCGGGACGCAGATTATTAAAAGCCCCTGTCGGTAGCGGAATGGTGCGCTGTCCCTCGCCCTTAAAATAGCGGTGATTCGGATTAGGTTTCGCCTCAATAGGCCAGACAATAGTTTTTGCAAACGGCATCATGGCCTTTGCGAGCGCGATGTCCTGTGCAGACCAGATTGAGGGTAACTCCCAATTATTAGGTGAACTTTCGCATAAAATGCAAAACCCGCTATCCTCACGGGCAAAGCATCCCTCGCAAACGTCTGTTCCGTTTTCGTTACAATATCTGGACAGATAGTCCGCCGCGCGGCGGGCATCCGCAGAGTTTGTCGTCCGTTCCATGCTTTACTCCTCCTTTGCCATCAAATCCTTACCGCACAGCGGGCAGATTTTGCCGTCAACCTTGATGCCGCACACGGGGCAGCGCAGGCGCACATTGGTGTTGATTTCGTGGCTGTCGGCCTCACTGGCCGCGCCCTCAAGGTTTTTCACGGCCTGTGCGTAGTAGCTGTCTTTCAGTTCGATGCCCAGCCCACGACGACCCATGAGAACGGCCTGATAGGGCACAGAACCGATACCCGCAAACGGATCAAGCACGATGTCGCCGGGATTCGTCCACAGGTCGATGCAGCGCTCGATTACATCCAACTGCAACGGGCAGATGTGCTTTTCGTCCTTTTCATCGCGGGCGCTCTTGCGCTGCAAGGTGTTGGACTGCCGCACATCCATCCAGACGGGCGAGGCGTATTTCTGCCAAACATCCACCGGGAAAGAATCATGGTCGTGGGGGATAGGCTCAGGGTTTTCACCCGGCTTGCGGAACGTCACGACATAATCGGGCAGACCCTGCCTCGACATCGCCGAATCCTTGCGGATTTGCTTGTGTAGCAAGCCGAGGGCTTTCGTGCGCTGCATCTCCGTGACCGGGTTTTTCCAGATGCAGACCTCCGAATGGAAGATGAACCCGTACTCAGTCATCTCGCGGATGATGTCACCGCGAAAATCCTTGACGCCGATAAAGCCGTCACGGGATTTCATAGCGGGCAAATTCATGCAGTGGATGGACACCAGCCGACCCGGCATGATGACCCGGTACAGCTCCGCCACGAGGTAGCCGAAATGCTGTGCGAACTCCGCGCCGTCGCTGCTGTTGCCCATATCGCGGTCAGAATTGGAGTAGGTGTACAGGCTAGCAAACGGCGGGGAAAAGATGGAATAGTGGATGCTGTTATCGGGGATGCCGCGCAGAGTTTCCACGCAATCCCCCTGATACATGGCCCACCGCTGGGCCGAATCGATTAACTGGTTAAGCACATTCATGGTTAAATTCCTCCCATGCAGGCAGCATCATGGCCGTCTGCGGTTCATAGGGCGTTGTCAGGCGGCAGGTGCTTTGCAACTGCTTTTTAACGATTTCGCGGGTCTGTTCGCCCATCGCGGCCCGCATCTTATCACAATCAGCCTGTTTGCGCTCGATATTGGCCTTGACCGCGCCCTCGCGGGCACTGATAACGATGTATACATCCACCGGCTCAGACTGCCCGAATCGCCAGCAGCGGCGCACGGCCTGATAATATTGTTCATAACTGTCGGACAGACCGACAAAAATCATCTTGTGGCAATTCTGCCAGTTCATGCCGAATCCGGCAATAGAGGGCTTTGTGACAAGCGCCCGGCTAAAACCCATTGAAAAACTGAGCAGGCGAGAGCTTTTCAGCGATGCCTTATCACTGCCCTTGACCTCTACCGCATCGGGGATGCCGTGGGCCAGCGCCTCACTCTCCGAATTGAGATCGCACCACACAAGCCACTGTTCGCCGGGGTCGCCGTTCACCAGATCGGCCGCCGCTTGGCATCGTTCTGCGAGTGTAGCTCGTCTGGCCTCCCGGCGCTGCGTCAACGTCATGCTCTCGGTGATCGGTGCATCCCCGTCAACGATGACCTCATGCACTCTCAGCGGCGGGAGGTCGTACCCCGGCAGGTCATAGCCGAGGTCTGCGGGGCTGTTCATCACGACGGCCCAGCTACCCAGCCATTGCCAGAAAACGTCCTCGGCGTGGCCCTTGAGCCGCCATTTCGAGGTCTGCCCGCCGTCATGGACAAAGAACATGGACAGCATCTCAGAGTAGGACATGATGCCCAAAAATTCCGCATGATTGCCCAGTTCCATGAAGTCATTGGGTGCGGGGGTGGCGGTGCAGGCCAGCCGGAACGGCGTGTCGGAGAAAAAGTCGATGATCTGATTCCGCACTTTGCCAGTAAAGGATTTAAGGATACTGGATTCATCTAGCACCACCGCCGAGAAATGCGCCCCGGTGAATTTGTCCAGCTTTTCATAGTTGGTGATGTTCACGCCGGGCTGAATATCATCGGCAGTTTCGCAGAGGGTGACGGGCACTCCGAATTTCAGGCCCTCGCCCACGGTCTGCGGGGAAACGGTCAGCGGCGCTACAATCAGGGCGTTTCCACCCGTATGCTCACAAACCCGATGCGCCCATTCAAGCTGCATCGCGGTCTTGCCGAGGCCGCAATCGGCAAAAATAGCGGCACGACCCTTTGCCAGCGCCCATCGCACAATGTCTTTTTGGAAGTCATACAGCTTGTTGTTGAGGTCGTTCACAGTCAGAACGATGCTGTCGGTATGTACTGCCCGCTCCGACTTGTGAACGACGAAATCAGAATAATTTTCCATCCTCTGCCTCCGGGAACCATTTCTTTGTGATCGCGATGGGAAACTCCTCAATCTCCGAGGCCCAAACGCATAATTCTTTGCGCCCAGCGTGTAGCTGTGCCCACACATATGGGAAACCGCCGATGCCATCGAACAAACTGCCGAGGGTTGCATCCTCCGGCAGACGGTCAGCGATACCGCCGAGAACGTAGTACCACTGCGGCAGGGCGATGGAGTTGCCCAGCGCCTTATACCGGGGCGTGTCAGCGTCCTTATGGGTCTTGCCCTTGCTGTCTATCCACTCTCCGAGGTCTGTCCACCCATCGGGATAGCCCTGCAAGCGCTCACACTCGGTAGGGGTCAGGCGGCGTACAATCCAGCGGATGATTTTTTCAATCACCGACGGCCCCGTGTTAGTTCCGCCCTTCGCGGTGGCAGCTGTCAGAGTTACAGCCTTATCACCCGTTAGAGTACCGTTATACAAGTCTGCACCTACGGGCTGGGCGATTACTCTATCGAGAGAATCTGCCCTGCCGGGGCCCTTATAATCGCGGGCCAGTAACGCACCTGCTACGGTATCACCCTGTAATGTGATGGCTGTATAGTCGGTGACGCGGCTGTTGTGGTCGCCGGTCATTGTAGGGGATGTGATACCGTCGCCGTTGCCCCGCGCATCATAGATAAGCGGCTCGGCTACGGGATTGATGTAGTTGAGGCTTTGCCCGCCGTTGTCTTTTGCTTGCAAGGTTGCGGACAGTTCCTCATTGGCGGTCATATTGCGGCAGTCAAGCGCGAACGCAACGGCAGGACGATCAATCGTATTTAGGGTGTAACAGACATCCTCTTTGACACCGGTGCCGTTTGCGCCCGCCGTGTCTGCGCGGTCAATCGTGTTGCCCTGAATACAGAATGTCGGTTCGACAATAGCGATGCCGCCCTGATTCTTTGCGGGGTCAGGCGGTGAGGTGTCAAGGGTCTTTGCGATTTCAACCTCGCGGCACCCGCTGTGCGGGTTGCTGGATTTCATGGAATTGGACGCTAAACTGTCAAAACTGTATGCCTTCGGCGGTTCGGCCACAAAAAGCGTCTGGTCTTGCAACGTGGAGAGGGTTGCGCTTTTTTCGATCTGTACCAATGCACCCTTGCCTCCGCCCTCGCACCCAGAGCGGATTTTCAGAGTGAACGCTCTATTTGCATCCTCAGTGCATCCTCCAACAACGACGGGAGCCGCTTGCCCCGGCGTGATGCCCGGCGCAAAATGCCCTCGCAGGCTTTCCGGCTCAAATAGTATTTCTCCGGCACGCCCACCTGTAAGATCGAGGACAAGCGAGATGCGCAGGCGACGTTGGGGAACGCCCCAGTGCTGGGCATCCATAGCTCGCCACGCCAGCGAGTAGTGGTCTGCCAGAATTGCCCCGGCGCGGGGCCATTTAATCCCCCCCCGTGCGTCCGTAGGTCTAGGAATAACAGCGTCGGGGTCGATGACCCGACAGAGGCTTTGCAGGACGGCATGAAAATCTTCTCCTTTGTTTGAGCTAAACGCGCCGGGAACATTCTCCCAAACCGCGTATTTGGGATACGCGCCGAATGTGGCGTATCGCATTTCGCGGATGATACGGACGGCCTCAGAGAACAGCCCGGAGCGTTCCCCAGCCATACCAGCCCTCTTTCCCGCGATGGAGAGGTCTTGACACGGTGAACCGAAAGTAATGACATCCACGGGCGGGATGGTGTACCCGCTCATTTTGGTAATGTCTCCGAGGTGTACCATCGTCAATCCTCCTCGACAACAGCAGCAATCGCCGCGCGTGTAGCCATCAGTTTTTCCCGCTCGGCCATCAAAATCTGACCCAGCTTGTTCAGTCCCTTAGTGCCCTCACTACGGCAGCGGGCGCATCCGCACACGCCCCAGTAGTTGTCGTTCCATGTGTTACCCTCGATCAGTTCGGCATCGCCGGTGTCGATAAGGGCCTGTGCAAATGCGGGATTCTGAGAAAATTTTGCATGGATGACATCGGCCATGATGCCGTCTCGTTCTTTTTCCCACCCGTCACGCAGTTTAATTCTGCGCCCGATGGCCTTTGCCACATTGGGCGGCACAGAACAGAACGCCGCACGATCAATCGGAGCATTGCATTTTGCCGCCTGAAAAGCAGCCTCGGCGCTCCTATAAGTCAGCCCATCAAGAGTGACGGGGCAGGCGCAGTAGTTGCTCAAAAAGTGGTATTCGCCGGTAAAGGCGGTGATTTGTACTTTGCTCATTTTCTTTTACGTTTCCTTTCTCGGCTTGTCGCCTTGACCTCAACGCCCGAATCGTGGAGCATCGAACGCATGAACAGGTCGCCTAAATCCTCAGTCTGATATTCCATATACTTATCTAGCACCGCCTCAAAGTGATCGGCCACGCGCTGGACGGTTCGCGGGGAAAGACCGCATTGAAGCATGGACAGCGCCCAAACATACTGAGCACGGGTGCTGATGTCGGCGCGTTCTTTCATAACGGCCTCATGGACGCGCCGTTCCATGACCTTTTTGCCGTTCTGGTCGAGATGAATAAGAGCGTTCATTCGATAATCAGTCCTTTTTGAAGAATTTATCGACCCATCCATCCGCGTTGAGGGGGAGTGCCTGCGCCCACGGGATGGGCTTTGTCATAATTTTTGTAACAGTGTCCAGCATCGTGTCATTGTCGGCCCATGCAGGCGTGTCGATGACGACTTCATCATGGATGTGGAATACAACGTGTAGGCCCTGCGCTTCTAGGTTTTCGATGGCGATTGCCAGACAGTCACGGGCGATGGCCTGCACGATGTTCTCCACGAGCTTGCCGCCGTAGGTTTCGACCTTTTCCCATCGTTTGGTCGTCTGGTTCTGGCCCATATAGCTGACCGAGGGATTGCCCCATCGGTTTACGCCGATTTCCGGGGATGGGTAGTACAGCTTGCGCCCGGATGGCAGCAGAATCGTCATGTACCGGGTGCCCGTGATGACATCCAGTTCACAAGCCAGAGTGATTACGGCATCGGTGGTTTCGGAGCGGATAGTCTGTGCGCCGCCGTTGGTGATGACGGTGACGGCGGCAGAATCAACGATATTCCACAAATCGCGTATCATCGAATTTGTTTCGCGCCATCTGTCCACAATGCCCTTGACTTCATCATCGGAGAGGTCATCGAGGTTGTGCCCGGTGTCCATGCGGCGCATAGCACTGACACCGCCCTGATAGCCGAGGGCCAGTTCAGCGACCTTGCCGCGCTGGCGCAGAGCGTATTCCGGGTTGCCCTTTTTGATTTTTTCAATGGGCACATGGAACATCTGCGATGCCGATGCCTCATAGATTTTGCCGTGAGTGCGGAAAACCTCAAGCCGCCATTCCTGCCCCGCCAGCCACGAGATGACGCGGGCCTCAATGGCCGAAAAGTCGGCATCGATCAGCACATTGCCGGGGGTCGCCACAAAGGCCGTGCGGATAAGCTGCGACAGGGTATCGTTGATACTGCCGTACATCAGCCGCAGGCCGTCGATATTGCGGTCTTTGACGAGCTGACGCGCCGGGGGCAGGGGGTGGGTATAGGTGCGGGGGAGGTTCTGCACCTGCACCAGACGGCCCGCCCAGCGCCCGGTGCGGTTCGCGCCGTAGAATTGGAGCAGGCCACGGACACGACCATCATCCGCGATGCAGGTTTCCAGTGCATCATATTTTTTGGTGCTGGTCTTGCCGAGTTCCTGCCGGATTTCAAGCATCCGCTGTACATTGGCGGGTTGGGGCTGTTTCAGCATCGTGGCGACGGTTTCTTTAGTGACGCTGGTAATCTCGGCATCGCTGTCAGTAGCATCGGTCAGCCATCGGGCCAACTGTTTGATGGAGTTGGGGTTATCCAGCCCGGAGAGCTGGCGGGCCTCACCCATCAACTGGCTTTTGACCGTGGCACCGATGACGAGAGCGCCGCTCACCATGTCCATGTCAGCGGCCACGCCCCGCGCGTTCATCAGCAGATCGGTTTCCCATTGCTTTTGCACAAAGGCGGGCACGGGGAACGCCGATAGGCGGCGGTCAATCTCCATTTCCGTGACAACATCCTGCCCGTTGTACTCTTTGAACAGCGTCCATTTGGCGGGGTCGTGCCGGGGGAGATTGCGGGTGCGATTGCCGTTGGCATTGGATGGCTTACAGGGAACGCAGAAATAGCGGATAAGGGCCTTGCCCGTCGCCAGCTTTTTCTTATCTTCGGGCAGGCCCATCGCCTTGCCCGCCGCGTCCAGAGATGCCGGGTAGCCGCAGTAGAGCGCGTGGAGCATTGTATCGCGCCACTGATCGGGCGGCAGTTGACCCAGATACTTGCTGAGGGCGAACCATTCAAATGCCGCGTTGTAGGCGTGTTTGATGTACAGGGGATTTTTGAGGGCATTTTTCAGCCAAAGGGGGATGACCTGTCCGCTTGCCACGTCGATGACCTCAACGGGCATCCCGTCAAGACTGTACGCGAAAAGCAGAATCTCAAAAGACGGGTCGAGGATGTATCGGTATGACCCCGCCGCACCGATGCTGACCGCGCTGTAAGTCTCAAGATCGATGCTCAGATGGTGTAGCTGTTCACTCATGGTCGTTCTTACCTCCCTTTCCGCAGCATTCGGATATGCCCACAGGCGTACTCCATCTTTACATCTGATGTGACCCGTCTAACCCCGTCAGAATCCGTATAGACGAAAGACCGTACCATGAGGTGTCCGCGGGTTTCACCACAAAAAGGACACTTCAAATCGTCCAGTTCCTCATAAAATGGCTCGACTTTTGCCCATTCGGGTTTGTCGAGGATTTCGCGCGGCATCAACTCGCCGCCGTATATGACCTTTAAGGTGTCAGGGTCAATCTGATTTGAAAAATCAAATTTTCCATTTTCGGTGTAATATTTCCACATCGTACCCGCTTTGAGAGTAGGGGTATCTTTTAAGAGGGTGACTTTGTAGATCATTGGGACATCTCCTCATATCCGAGTTCAGCCAGAACGGAGCTAATCAACACGGATGTGTTGACCCCGCGCCCCTCAAGGATAAAGACGATAGCCGTAAACAGGGGCGTACCCTGTACCCACTGAACAATCTCACGAGGAGTCATGGAAGTGGCATTGTGGATAGACGCGACGGCATCTTCGTCAACAAGATCATTCGCTCTCCAAACATTGCGGGTCTGGCGCTCAATATCGCAGACGAGCATCGTCTGCACGGTTTCGGGGCGGCGCAGGAGCATCCGCACAATGTTCATAAGGTGCGAGGTTTCCAGTTCCTTGATGCTCACCGTCGTATCGTTGTTCGTGCGCCAGACCTCGGCGCTGTCAAATCTGGTTTTCATCTGGGCATTTCCTTTCCTTTTATATAAGGGATTAGATTTTCCTCTTGATTTCTGCCCCGGAGCCGGAGTTGAACCGACATCGCGCGCTTGCTCTACCATTGAGCTATCCGAGTACATGAGAGGAGGGGCCGCAGCCCCTCCCGGGTATAGAAAGAGGTGGATGGTTATTTAATTACCAGTACCCTGCCGAAAAGCGTGGTAGCTGGGTCACGTAGGGCGTCTATCACCCTGCGGGGGAGCGTTACATCGGATTTCCGGTCAGCGGATTCACAGCGCCGCCAGTGGGATACATCTGTGTAGCGCCGTTCCATGGTGCCGGATTCGCGGCAGGCGCGGAGTAGGGCGGCTGGTACACGGGCGCAGCCGGAGCGGCAGTCGGCGTAGGGGTTGCCTGCGGCCAGCCCTGCTGCATGGGAGCGGCGGGGGCTACGGCGTTGCCGACACCCGCGAAATCAGCGGCGGCAGATGCACCGCCAGACAGCGGCTCACAGTCACGGGTTTTCATCACATTGCCCAGTCCACAGCCGACACCGCGCTTGCCAGCGGTGTTAAAGGGGTAGAATCGGACAGTCACGCGGGCATACATGCCGCTGTAAATGTCCTGCGGAGCCAATTCGACGTTGATGTTGTCCTGACCGACGACCTGCGGCTTGTTTTTGGTGCTGGCGGTGATGACCCAGCAGCCGTGACATTCATCGCCGAACGGGATGCCGCTGGGGCGGACACCGTCGCCATCGTGGATAATGGAATCCAGATTCGGCGGGATGATACCGCCCCACAGCGTCCCAGCGCCGATTTGAGCCGCCGCCTGAATGGCACTGCGGAAGTCGGCGATAGTGGCGGTGTCGGTCTTAGGAATCAACAGCGTGGCGCTGTACTTGGCATCACCCACGCCGCCCTGCGGCTGACGGGGCTTGTCGAGACTGACATAGGACAGGCGAACTTCGCCGGTCAAACATCTCTGTGCATCGTTGTTATACATGACACATTTCCTTTCTTATTCGGTTTCAGTTGTATTTTCTTCGTCGCTATCATCGAAATAGACATCGGTGATTTCGGCAAATTCGGGGTAGCGGTGCATGGCATCGAGGATGTCGGTTTGAGCGCGGCAGATGGCGGCGCTGACATCGGCAAGCATTGCCGCACGGCGGGCGGTGTACGGGTTCATCCGTTTCGGAGAAACCATGCGCGGGACGGGATTCAAGATGTCCATGAGTTCAGCAGCCGCCAAAACAACACGGGCAGGTGCCGCGATGCTCTCAGGAGTGTTCGGGTCATCAGCAATGCTACGAATTTCACCAACAATGCTGATGTCACCGTCCGCATCCTCAGTATCATCGCAGGGTGTAGCTGTCTTGGTGTCCTCGCACCCATCGCGGTTTTCGTAGTTCTTGCAGTCATCCTCGTCTTTGGCGAGGGATTCCAGCAGCTCCTTGATCTTGTCATCGGGTGCGCCGAGGGCGATAATATTCACGCCCTCAACTTCGCCGTTGCGAATAGCATCGCGCAGTTTCGGATCGCGTTCAGCGGCCAGTTTCAAGAGCATTTGGGCCAGAGGGCTGTTTTTCTCAACTTTCATTTCTGTACCTCCTCAGAATTGAAAACCCATTGTAATTTGGGGTGACATTTCAGCATCTCGATAAAGAAATCCAGCCGGAGTTTGCGGTCATAGCTGAATTTCAAAGTGTCATAGGTGCGCTTTTTAAGAGCTTTTTTGCTTGCAAGTTGCTTTTTAGCATCCTGCAATTCGGCATTGGACAGTCGAGTGCCGACAGGGTGCTTTTTGGTGCGGATGACGGTTTGCAGGTCTTTCACCTCAGTAGAGATGTTCACATACGCATCTGCCGCATCCTTGCGGTCAAACTCGTATTTATCGCGTTGCCGCTCCCAAAAACCCAGCAGTTTGCCAGCCTTTTCCTCGCATTTTTCGTCCTTAACGAACTGATCGAGAATTTTAGGCATCTTGTTTTTGGGACAGGTAACTAACGTAGGCAGGTAAAGTTCCATTTCAAACCAGCCGCACCCCCGAAAGTGGTAGTAGCCGATAGTGATATGGTCGTCATCGTCATACATTGGCGTTCACTCCTCCAAAATCAGCGGCGGCGCTGTTATACGGTTCGCGTTTATCGGATTCGTCAACCAGTGTCGGCTTGCCCATCGGGCGGTCAATCTGGTCAGCCAGCAGATCGGCAAACTTTTTCTTGCCGAGCCGCTTTTCCAGTTCGGACAGGGAAACAGGCTTGCGGTCGTAAAGCATAGCCTCGTCATACCCTGCCTTAATGAGCGTCTGGAACGCGGTATCGGTATCGTGGAACGCGCGGACGCTGCGGCCTGCAACGACTTTCCAGCCGGGGATTTCGCCGCCGTCGAGGAGGGTCTGCTGGGCATAGGCTTTGAGATCGTCATACCAGCTCACCAAAAACTGACCGCGTGTCAGCAGTTGACCGATTTCATCATCGGTCAGCGCTTTTTGCAGACCCATCGCGCGGCGCGTGATGTTATCTTTCGGTTCATCGGCGGGAATCCGGCCCATAGGTACGCAGGCGGCGAAATCTTCCAGAGCCGTGTTGATATTGGCACGGGCGCGGCATTTTGCCTTGCCCCGGCAGAACTTGCAGTGCTCGCCGGGAACAAATACGCCGGGACCGTTGAACGCCTCCACGGCGAGAGGATGGATTTCAGTGCCCCACGCCAGCAGGTCATCCACGGTCATCTCATCCTCGGACGGGTCGGCGCTGATTCGGGGCTGGATGATGGTCATGCGCACCTTTTTGATAGTGTCACCGTACAAGGGCCGGTACTTTGCAAGGGCACCGAGGGCGTAAAGCCGCATCTGCGGATTGCCCACGGCATCCACACGGACACCCTTGCCGTGTTTGTAGTCAAAAATGTTCAGCGTGTCATCGCCGATCATCACGCAATCACAAGTACCGAATCCCTCCGGCACGACCTCGGAAAAGTCCACCTGCTGCTCGGTCAAGATCGCTGGCGGATTGGTGTAGCCCAGCGCTTTCTCCATAATCCAATCGCAGTAAACCTTAGCGCAGGTCAGCATTTCGGGCTGGTAGAGCTTGTTCCGCTGTAGGGGGCGCAGCTCCTCAGCCATCGCGTCCACGTCGCCACGGGTCTTGACGAACAACTCGCAGATGCTATGCGCCAGTGTACCCTCCTCGGCATAGACGCTCGTACTGGCCGGGAATTGCGCCTCAAACGTGGGCGACGCGGTACAGACCAGATAGCGATGCGCATTGGATGCGCCGCACTTGGCATGAATTTCAGGGCTTGCCATTTGCTTTCTCCTTTTCTTGCTGTTGATAAAAGGCGTGAAGAATACTTTTCGCCGCGAGAATCCCGTCCATATACCCCTCGGCGCGTTTTCCGCTGTGTGGGTTGTTCTGGGTCTTGCGAGTTAGCAGCGCTTGCAGGGCATCATATTCCCACGCCGTCATCTCAGCACCCTTAAAACTTTGCGCCGAGGGCGGCGAGGTCAGCGGCCACATTGGGCAGATACTCTTTAGGAATCTGCGTGACGGCCTGAACGCCGTATTTTGCGAGGATGCCCTGCAACTGCATAGCAAATGCGGGGTTGCTGTTCATCAGCGGCATGGCGGCGTTGATGATCTGCTCAAGGGTGACACCGCTCTGCTGAGGCTGTGCCGGAGCGACAGGAGCGGGAGCAGGTGCAGCGGCAGGCTGAGGGATGAACTGCTGGGTCACAGGAGCAGCAGGCGGGGTCATCACGGGAGTAGCCGTTGCAACAGGCTGAGGCATCATAGGCGTGGCCACGGGGGCGGCAGGAGCAGGCCGCTGTGCCGGGGCAGCGACGGGGGTCTGCATGGGTGCGGGCTGAGGCGCGGCCACAGGCGGCTGTTCAACAGTGGCCGGGGGAGTGACAGGCTCAGACGGGGCAGGAGCAGAAACCGCAGGTGCGTCCGGGGCAGTTTTGGCAGCAGCTTTCTTGCCGCGGGAGTTTTTTGCCGGAGCGGCGGGGGCATCAGTGCTCTTGCTTTCGATGGCCTCGGCCAGATGGTTGATGGCGGCGCTCAGTTCAGGAGCGTCAACGGTTACTTTCAGTTCAATCATGGTGTGTTACCTCCAAAATTTATTTGACATGGGCATCGGTGCCCTTGTCGTAATTGAAAACGGGGAGAATCGTAGCATCGATGATGGCGACGACGATCAGGAGCACCCACGATGCGATGAACATCAATGGGGCGATGGGGAGATCAAAAAAGATGCGGAGAAGCGGGTCAAACATGGCGTAGTACATAGCGACCTGAATTACGAAGAAAAGCGATATGCGGCCCGCGAGGTTCACGATCTTATACATGAGCTGCCTCCCTCTTTGCTTTCCATGCGTTGTACCGGGCGAGGTTGTCAGGATTCTCGTAGAACGCCTTGCAGGCCGTGAAAAGCGTGTCGCCCAGAACTCGCTTTTCTTTCTCTGGAACCCTATCGAAGTCGATTGTGATGCTTTCCATGCTGTACCTCTTATTCTGTTGTCGCATTTTATGCGACATTCTGGGCAAAAAAAATCCGCATCCCCTCGTCAGGCGTAAGAGACAGAGCCCTTACAATGCCGTCAACCTCTTTGAGGGTAAAATTTTCGCCATTGTTTGCGATTTTGCGATATAACGTTGCTCTATCCATGCCGATAGAGTTCGCCAAACTCTCCATCGTAAACCCGTGTTCGACAACGGCGCCGCGCAGTTTATTAACATTTACCATTTGGACAACCTCCTTTACTTGATGAATGTCGCATTTTCTGCGACGACTACATACTACCACCGGCAAAAGCGTTGGTCAATACAATTTTCGCATTTTTTGCAACTTTTTATTGCAAGTCCGTTTTATGATGTTGCAAATTTGCAACAAGTAGTGTATAATATAAAAAAAGGAGCGTGACATCATGGTATCCGGCAGTAGAATTAAAATACTCCGAGAATCGCAGGGTCTGTCCGCGTCGGAATTAGCCCAGAGGATAGGAAAAGACAGGGCGACCATCTATCGCTATGAGAACGGCTCGATTGACGGCATAAAATCTGACGTTCTAAGGAAAATCGCAGATGCCCTTGATACAAATAGCGCGTATTTGATGGGCTGGACAAATGATTCATACAACTGGGATAAGGACAGCGAGAATCGCATGGATTCCATTCCTGATGCAGTCCGCGAGGAATTAGCGGAAAAGCATAAGGGCGATCGCTTTGCAATTTGGAGCGATTGGCAGGCGATGGAGCGCGACGCGGCGCACGAGGCCGCAAAAGGCAAAGCCGTTCCTAAAGGCTTTATACCCCTGCCCGATACAAAGTCTATACCTGTGATTGGTAATATTGCCTGCGGCACTCCGATTCTGGCGCAGGAAAACATAGAACGGTATATAGGCGTATCGTCTTTGTGGAAAGCCGACTTTGCTTTAGTATGCAAGGGTGATTCGATGTCCCCGACAATTCAGGACGGCGATTTGGTCTGCATCCGCTCTCAGCCCAATGTCGAAAACGGGCAGATAGCGGCAGTACTGATTGACGATGAAGCAACACTCAAACACTTTTATCGGCACGATGACACTGTGATTTTACAGCCAGAAAATCCTCGGTTTACGCCAATGACCTACACCAAAGAGGAAATCAATGAACTGCACATCGAAGGCGTAGCTGTTGGCATCTGCCGTGGCCTGCCAGAATATACCACAGGAAATTAACAACGAATTGGAGGTATAAGTCATGGTTACACTCATATCGATAATTATTGTCGTAGCGCTATATATGATGCTCGGCATCGCAGTGATAGCAATAGCGTTTATGCTTTCTCTCTTCCTTGCCATAGGATGCGCCCTTGCAAAACGTAAGATTGCGAAATCCAAACCATCAGAACGGGTATGCCCGATGTGCGGTAGTCAGCGCATAAAGTTTAAGTACATGAGCAGCGGAGCAACTGCTACGGGAAGTGCTACAAGAGTTGCTAATGTTGGATTCGCATCGGGAGAAAAGAAAATTCAGCGTAAAAATATGGCATACTGCGAAGATTGCGGATTCACTTTTGATTTCACCACGCAAAAAGACCTCGACAACGAGTATAAAAAGCTCAATAACGGGGAGATTGGTTCTGTAGTAGCGACAATTATATTCGGCGTCTTATTCATTGCGGTTTTAGGTTTTCTAAAATAGTAACCGTTTTTCAGCCATTAAACGCAATTTTGAGAGTTTTTGCGTCTAATTTAGCCTTTTAAGCATAAAATTGGAGCCTTAATTACAAATTTAGGCTCATTTTCGTTAGATAAGAGGTGATACGTTGAGTTCGGTTGATAAAATCGCCGTTATTTACGCGCGTTATTCGTC